TGGAATCATCAAGTTTGATTTGTTTCTTGTGTTCATCATTCTTTTTGACTTTGATTTCATCAAGGTCAATCTTTACTTCAACTTCAGTCTCTCCATCATCAGGACAAATAATATTAACATCCAAAACTTCGCCAACAGACTTACCACGAATGTTGAGGAAGAGATATTCAATATCAAACGTAGGAAGAGTTTCTACTTTAACACCTTTGGTTAAAATACAATTCTTAATTACGTTTTTGATTGCTGTAGTAATTTGTTTAGTATCTTCACTTTCTAATGCAAGAACAAGAAGTTTTTCTTCTTTAACTAAGAAGGGTCTGAATTTGATTGTCTCCTCAGTAGAAGGTAATTCCAACTCATATGTCGGTGTGGCAATCTTTGGTAAAGGCATAATGTCCTATAGAAGTTTCAGTATGGTTATTTATGAGTCAATCAGAAAACCTTAGATTCCGTTGCGAATTGTCCACCAAGGGAAACAGCTGCTGCTGTAACCCCTCTTGCCCGTGCTTCAGCACTGATAGAGGCATTAGTTTCATTGTAGACTCGTCTTGCCTCAGCAAGATCAGAACTTGGAATACCTGCGTTAATGGCTTGATTAAGGTTAAAAATACCTCTTGGCATTGAACTTGAAGATGGACCAGTTTGAACATATCTAATATATGACATAGAGACACTACACTTCAGTAGATTGTTTCCATCATAACTGACAGGCATAGAAGAAATACTCAATGGGAATGATCTGAAAAATTCATAAGTTAGAACAGAAGTATAATCTCTTTCAAACTTATAAATTTTTAATCCTTGATCAGCAATATAATCATTTGGATATTTCGTTCTGTATACTGTTGAGTTACTTGCTACTTTCTCGGGATCTTCATTAACAATAGACCTCATCCAAGTTTCAAAAAATCTAATGGGAAGATATTGTTCCGCATCAACATAGAAAGTAAAATCTATTCTATCATCAAACTGTCTTCTATATGCATGTTTCTCAGTAACACCTGTAGTGTCATTTGTTATATCAAGAGTTGCTAATTGGGATCCAGGCAGACTGGTTTCACTGCACATCAGATTCATAGTTTCTTGATCTGCACCAAGAACTTGTTGCAATTCGGATCGCAGACTTCCAGTTGGTAATGGAATCTCTACAGCAAAATAAGATGATAAAGATGGTCTTATAATACTGCTTTTAATATCATCAAATTTTTTTCTTTTTACTGATCCTGTTTCGGTTGCCATCTATAAATAGTTTTTGACCTTATATATTATGTATGGCCGAAAGTATTAAAAGTAAATACAAACCATCATTTCCCAGAAAGTATAAGGGTAATCCAAATAATATTATTTGTCGTAGTAGTTGGGAAAGAAAGTTCTGTAGATATTGTGATCTGAACGAAAATGTTCTTGAGTGGGGTAGTGAAGAATTCTTTATACCATATGTCTCACCAGTAGATAATAGAGTGCATAGATACTTCCCAGACTTTATTATGAAGGTAAGAGAAACAAATGGTTCTACTAAGACATATGTGGTTGAAGTGAAACCAAAGAGACAGACTCAACCACCAAAAAAGAAATCAAGAATTACTAAATCATATTTGTATGAGTGTAAGACTTATGCAGTCAATCAAGCAAAGTGGAAAGCAGCAGTTGAATTTTGTGAAGATAGAAGAATTCAATTCAAAGTAATCACAGAAGACGAACTGGGTATCAAATGAATCGCATCGAACCAATAAGGCAAGACATTCAGTCGGAAACAGATGTTGAAGATAGAATGGAACTTATAATGTATGCACTGAATGATACGGTAACACCAATACCAGAAGCAGGAAACTTCTGTACATTCAAATACTTTGCAAAGACACCTAACATTGAGTATGACCAGCACCCACTAGTTGCAGTAACTGAAATATTTCGATGGGGATTTCGTGGAATCAACTTTCACCATGGAGACTACAGAAATTATACTTGGGAAGAACTAGGAACTCAAGTTTATATCGTTGAGAAAGATGAGCTTGATGATTTGTTATCTCTACAATATGGAAAACTTGTGCTAAATAAGTAAAAAGAACCATATCTAATGGCATCGGCAACCAGCGATATAAGCAAGGTAACTACTTACACAGGAAACGCTCAACAGCGTCGTAAAGGAACAGGACCGCGTGAAGTAAATTATTACAACTCGAAGGTTACTACTCTTCCGGACGGTAGTGTTAAAAGAGAAACTTATAGAGTTGATGCAAAGGGAAAAAATGCTGTAAAAATTTCAGAATCTACTTCCGATAAAGATGGTAAAATTGTTAGTGAAAAAACACTATCGGCAGCAACAGCAGCAGAAAGAAAAGCATTACAAGATCCAAAATCTAGATTAAAAAATTCAATAAAACAGCAAAGTAAGCAAGCTGGCAAAGAAGCAAAAGCAAATTCAATAGATCCTGGTGGAGATAAAGCAATAGATAAAGCAGGTGGTGGTTCTGGAAATACTGCAGACACTCCACCAGAGTCTGGAGATACTTCACAACCAAGTTCAGTCCCCCCAAAAGAACCAAAAAATAGAAGTCAATTTGGAAACTTTAGATACCCATTAACTACGGACGAAACTGCTGATGTAATAAAGTTTGACATGATGAAGTACGAACCTAAAAGGTTCACAGGAGGTCTTGCTTTTGGTGATAGATCTTCAGATAGAGATATCATAGGAACTGTTGTACTTCCAATTCCTGCAGGTATTCAAGATCAGAATTCGTGTAGTTGGGGTCCAGGCAATATGGATGCTGTTCAAATGGCAGCATCAGATTTTGCAAAAGCTTTCATTGGTGGTGGTGTTGAAGGTGCAAAAGGATCAATTAGTAGAATTTCAAGTGGAATAAGTAAAGGACGTGGTGATGTTCAAAAAGCAGTTACAGATTTATTTGCAGCATCTGCATCTGGTATAAATCCAAATGAGTTGTTATCAAGAACTGAAGGGGTTATTCTTAACCCCAACCTTGAGTTATTGTTTAATGCACCTTCACTGAGACCATTCTCTTTTACATTCAAGATGTCTCCAAGAAGTGCAGATGAAGCAAAGCAGATTGTTCAGATTATAAGATTCTTCAAGCAAGGAATGGCACCTATTAGAGAAGGTACAAGACTATTCCTCAAGACTCCAAATACATTTAGAATTCAGTATCAACAATTGGCATCCAACTCTGCATCTCCTTTCTTAAATAAATTTAAAGAGTGTGCTCTTACATCATGCAATGTTCAGTACACTCCAGAAGGATCATATGCTCCCTTTGAAGATGGTGCAATGAGTTCTTATTCTATGACACTTGCATTCCAAGAACTTGAGCCAGTATACAGTGATGATTATGAAGAGTCTGATAGTTCATCATCTAGCAACGAAGTCCCTGCCGAAATAGGTTTCTAAAATGTCAAATTACTTTAACAAAATTCCAGACTTTGAATATGTCAGCAGACTTCCTGATGCTAATATATCAGATTATATTACTGTAAAAAATCTTTTTAAGAAAGTATTACTTAGAGAAGACATCTATCAAGACTTGGCATTCTTTACCAAGTATCAAATCAAAGGTAATGATAGACCAGACAATGTAGCATTTGATGTCTATGGTAGAGCAGATCTTGATTGGGTTGTTTTAACTAGTAATAATATTGTAAACATTCAAACTGAGTGGCCATTAAACCAAATAGAATTTGATGATTATCTCCTTGAAAAGTATGGAACTTATGAGAAGTTAAATGAAATTCATCATTATGAAACAACTGAATTTAAGAATAATGATGTTGTTATGGTTCCTGCTGGATTAAAAGTAGAGTCAGATTACTCTATCAATTTCTATGATGTCGTTACTAATAGTATGACAACTGCAAGACCAGTTGTCTCTGTAACAAACTATCAACATGAAGAGAAATTAAACAATGATAAAAGAAACATATTCCTTCTTAAGCAAAGATATCTAAATGTTATAATTGATGACTTTGAAGATTCAATGAAATATAAAAAAGGTTCCAGTCAATATATGACTGAAACCCTGAAACGTGCTGATAATATTAGACTGTTCTCTTAATCAACTCTCTGCCAGTTTCTGGAAGTAAGACAGTGCATCATCTTCATCTTCAGAAGAGTTAGATGGAGTGATGTCTTGTGAGTTGAAGTCTCGTCCTTCACTCAAAGAATTGAGTTCGTTCTTCAGATCCTGTGGGATAGGATTAGATTCACGGGAAGAGAAGTTAGGAGCAAAAGATCCACGATCATTGTCCTCATCAGCAGTCTCCTCGTCGTAACGAGGTGCAGACTTCTGACCCAGAACCATCTTCAGACGAGTCTCCAGTTGCTCATAGGACTTGAACTGATCAGCAGCAGTCAGAGCAGTCAGTGAATACTGCTTGTTCCACAGTGCTTCCAGTGCATCGTCATCATCCAGCAGAGGACTAGGACGATCAAACTCAGAAGAGTCATAGTTCCAGTAACCTGCAACCTTCTTCAGTTTCAGTTTGAAGTTAGCACCAGCCCAGAAATCAAAGGGGTTGATTGCTTCTTCATCTTCAAACTCAGGTTGCATTGCTTCCATGATCTTGTCAAAGATCTTCTTACCAAACTTATAGAGGAAAACCTTACCTTCGTTCTGAGGGTTTGCTTTGTCTTGCACAACATAGATGTTGGCATAGTAAGAAAGTTTGCGTTTCTGCTTGCGGACAGTATCCTTATCAGAGTCAAGACCACTGTTCCACAATTCACGGTTGTGCTCAGATACAGGATCCTTCTGACCCAGAGTAGTCAGAGAGTTCTCAATGTACCAACCACCAGGACCTTGGAAGGCATGGGAGTACATCTTTGCCCAAGGGAGTTCTTCTCCATCAGGAGCAGGCAGGAAACG